GCCGCGATCAGGGGAGCCTATTACGGCAAAGAGTTTGTTGATATGGAAAACGCAGGGCGCATTACGTCCGTTCCGTATGATCAAGCCTTGCCAGTGCATACAGCCTGGGACTTGGGTATGTCAGACAGCACTGTGATCTGGTTCGTTCAGGCGCATGGCGGTGAGACAAGATGGATCGACTGCCTCAAGGGTGAAGGTGTCAGCCTTGATTGGTATGTGAAGCAGCTTCAAGACAAGCCTTACGTCTGGGGCAACCATTATCTCCCGCACGATGTTCGCGTCCGTGAATTGGGAACTGGAAAGAGCCGACTTGAAGTATTGCAGGAACTTGGCCTTCGCAACATTGAGATTGCGCCGCGCATGGACATCATGGACGGCATACAGGCGCTTAGGATGCTCCTGCCGCGCTCGTGGTTTGACAAGGACACTTGCAAGCAGGGGATTGAAGCACTGCGAATGTATCGCCGGAACTACGACGAGAAGCGACAAGAATACCAAACGCATCCGTTCCACGACTGGACTTCACACTACGCAGACGCTGCGAGATACTTTGCCATAGCGCACAGAGAACAAATGGGGTATACGCCATTGAAACGTAATATCCGTGGAATAGTTTAATGGCATCTCCAGCTTGGCAGCGCAAAGAAGGGAAGAACCCGTCTGGCGGCTTGAACGCGAAAGGTCGTGCGTCTGCTAAGGCTGAGGGAATGAACCTAAAAGCGCCTGTTAAATCGGGCGATAATCCACGGAGGGCGTCATTCTTAGCACGGATGGGGAATATGCCGGGGCCAGAGCGTGACGAGAAGGGGAAGCCAACCCGATTGCTCCTATCGCTGCAAGCGTGGGGTGCGTCATCTAAAGCAGACGCGAAAGCCAAATCCAAAGCTATCTCCGCTCGAAACAAGGGAAAATCAAAATGAAGATGGGCCTATACGCGAACATCGCAGCCAAGAAGGCGCGGATCAAAGCTGGCTCTGGGGAAAAGATGCGTAAGCCTGGAACAAAGGGCGCTCCAACTGCTGCTGCTTTCAAGGCCGCTGCAAAAACTGCAAAGGTGAAAAAGAAATGAAGAAGATGGACGCTGCCGCAAAGAAGATCGCCAAGGTGATGGGTGAGTATAAGCGCGGCAAACTTCACGCTGGTGTAAATCCCAAGGGGCCGAAGAAGGCTCCGATGGCTGGCTCACGCAAGCAGGCGATTGCGATTGCATTGTCTGAAGCTGGTAAGTCGAAAAAGAAGTAAGGCTGAACTATGGCATATCGGAAGAACGCAAAGCCGTCTGAGACGGAAATGGAAATGTCGCTTGACACTGGTGTCGAGGTCAGCGCCGAAATGCCTGAAGGTGAAGCTATGACCGACGAGCAGCTTCAGAGCATCGTCGCTGGCGAGATTGATGACGCGCAATCGTATATTGACGACGTTATCTCTCCCGAACGTGCGGAAGCTGGTCAGTATTACAAGGGTGAGCCTTTCGGTAACGAAGAGGAAGGCCGCTCTCAGGTTGTCTCGATGGATGTGCGCGATACTGTGCAAGCCATCATGCCGTCGATCATGCGCGTGTTCTTCGGTTCTTCCACTGTTGTGGAATATGCTCCGAATGGCCCAGAGGACGTTGATAACGCCGAGCAGGCCACGGACTATGTAAACTACTGCCTGACACGCGATAACAACCTGTTCGCCCATTCCTACGCTTGGTTCAAGGACGCGCTTGTCCGCAAGAACGGCTTCGGCAAGGTCTGGTGGGACGAGAGCGAGACAGTCAAGACGTATGAAATTGAGGAGATGGACGAGAACGCCTACATGGTGCTTATGTCCGATCCAGAGGTCGAACTACGTGAAGTTGAGGTTGAGTATTCCGAACAGGAAATGCTGACCCCTGAAGGCATTGCTACAGTCGTCCAAATGCCGTCTTACAGCGCCACAGTCGTGCGTAAGATGAAGGAAGGCCGTCTAAACGTCGCTGCATTGCCGCCTGAAGAGTTGCTGATTGACCGCCGCGCTAAGTCTATGGATGACTTCGAGTTCATCGGCCATCGTCGCTACATGACAGTCTCCGAGCTTGTCCAACTTGGTTACGATCAGGATGAAGTTGAAAACCTTGGGTATGAAACTCAGGACGACTTCGAAGGCAATATGGAGACGTTTGACCGCAATCCACAGGCAACCATCCTGGGCGCTGGTCGGACGGACGTTGCAAGCCGCAAGGTTCTCTACATTGAGGGCTATCTCTACGTTGACATGGACGGAGATGGTATTGCCGAACTTCGCAAGGTCTGCGTTGGTGGCTCTGCCTATAAGCTGCTGCATAACGAAGCTGTAGACGACCATCCGTTCTTCAACTTCTGCCCTGATCCAGAACCTCACACGTTCTTCGGTATGTCGATTGCCGACGTTGTGATGGACATTCAGCGTATCAAGTCGTCCATCCTCCGTAACACGCTCGATAGCTTGGCGCAGTCGATCTATCCGCGCATGGGCGTTGTCGAAGGTCAGGTGTCGATTGAAGACGTTCTGAACACGGAAGTTGGCGGCATCATCCGCATGAAGCAGCAGGGTGCTGTCCAGCCGTTTGTTACGCCTAACGTCTCTCAGGCGGCGTTCCCGATGCTTGATTACATGGATCAGGTTAAGGAAAGCCGCACAGGCATCAACAAGGCATCCGCTGGCCTTGACGCCAATGCACTGAACGGAGCTACTGCAACGGCTGTAAACGCCACTGTAACGGCAGCACAGCAGCATATTGAGCTTATCTGCCGTATGTTCGCTGAAACAGGCTTCAAATCGCTGATGAGCAAGGCTCTGGGCCTCTTGGTCAAGCATCACGACAAGCCGCGTATGGTTCGCCTGCGTAACAAGTGGGTTCCGATTGATCCGCGTGTCTGGGATGCCGACATGGACGTTGTGGTGAACATCGCTCTTGGCACTGGTTCTGACCAGCAGAAGATGGGCTTCCTCAATGTAATCGCTCAGAAGCAGGAAATGCTGATGCAGCAGCTCGGCCCAACGAATAATCCGCTGGTCAACTTTGAGGGCTATTACAACACGCTTGAGCAGATGCTGGCTATCGCTGGCTTTAAGGACGTTTCGCAGTTCTTCCAGAACCCACAGAACTTCCAGCCACCACAGCCGACACCTCCGCCGCCCAGCCCAGAGCAAATCTTGGCACAGGTTCAGGCGCAAAGCATCCAAGCTGACATTCAGAAGAAGGCTGCCGAACTTGAATTGCAGCGCGAAGAGATGCTTCTGAAGGATGATCGGGAGCGTGATAAGCTCGATGCCGACGTTATGCTTAAATCCGCTGAGATTGAGGCAAAATACGGCACGGCTGTAAACACGGCCAGCATTGAAGCTATGATGCAGCGTGATCGTGAACTTCTCCGCCAACAGGCTGAAGTCGAGAAGGCTATCATGGCCGCGCAAGCCCAAGCCGCACAGTCTGCTCCGATGCAGCCTGAAATGCAGATGCCTGTTGAACTTCCGCCTGAAGGAATGATGTAATGGCAGTTTACGATTACACTCCTCTTTATGGTGCTGGCGATATTATCCCCGGCACAACGGCAAGCATTTTCAAAAGCCTTGGCATTGAGAACCCGAATGTTCCCGTATTTGAATTGCTAGGAAGCGCGAATAAGGGCGGGAACAACGCTAATGAGCGGATGACATTTGCCGCACAACCTGGGCAATCATATCGTTTAGTAAACAAGGCAACGGGTGACGTTCTCGGCGAGGCATCAACCCCAGAGGGCATCTCAGCCCTTGTCGAGCAGTCTAACGCATTATCAAAGCAGCTTGGCAAAAAGGCCGACCTATCGTTTGAAACGTCAACGCCAGAAGTGTTTGGCGGTGGCTATTCACCTATCTTTGAAGATCAGCCGAACATCCTGTTTGATACGCCGATGAAGCTGATCGCCGCTGGTATGCTTGCAGCAACTGGCGCTGGCCTGTTGCAACCGGGTGGACTTGGCGGAGTTGGTGCTGCTGGAGCGGGAGGAGCCACTGGAACAACGGCGGCTGCAACTGGATCAGGTCTTGTTCCCGGCGCTCTTCAAGGTGCAAATGCGCTTAGCTTTGCCCCGGTGGCGACAACTGCCGTTCCAGCATCTGTTGCGGCCCCGATTGTGGTTACAGCGCCAGTTGCTGCAAGTATCCCCGCAGTTGTCCCCGCAGCAGTTACCGCCGCTGCCGCAACGCCATCGCTGTTAAGTTCTGCCGCAAATGCGCCAGCACAGCCCCCAGCCTCTAGCGCCCCGCCTGCAACGGCATTTCCAGAAGAACTTATCGTGACAGCCAAAGATGCTGCCCCGATAACCTTTGGAAACGTGGCCCCTACCCTATTGCCGAGCGTTGGTGCTGCGTTAGGTTCATCCATTGCGTCAACATCAACCCCTGATTTGACGCAGACGCCTGAAAAGAAGAGTTTTCTTGATCGGATTGCGTCCGGCATGGGCGTGACGGATTATCTGACAGTTGCCTCCCTTCTTGGCAGCGCGGTTGCTGGTGGCGGTGGTGGTGGTGGCGCTACGGCAATGCCGTATGTGTCCCCGTTTGGCGCTGGCACTGGCTTAGGCTTTGGCACTGGCCGTGATATGCGCGTCAATCCGAACATCGCTGATTATGAGCGTTATGGATTTGGCCCAGAGGCGTCATTCTTTGCGCCGGGTTATAGCCAACTTGTTTCTGGTGCTGCTGGTGCGCCTGCTGCGACCACGATGGGGCCGCAAGGTGCGATGGTTAATCCTCAATATGTGCCGCTGATCTGATGGATAAGTTTGAGATCATCGCCCAAGGCAATCACGCCAAGCGCCTAATGGAGGATGAAACGCTTCTGGAGGCTTTTGCTGCTGTTGAGGCCGACATTTACAATGAGTGGAGAACGTCGCCTGTTGGTGATGATCGCGCCCGCTCAGACCTGTTTCACACGCTTAAAGGACTTGAGCGTTTGAAAACCCGCCTACAGGCAAAACTTGATGCAGGAGTGCTTGCAGCAAGGAATTAACATTTATGAAAAAAGGTGATATATGACGGAACAAGTCGGCAACCCCGATACTGGGATCGGCCTCCACGAAGCAACCTTAGCCATCAGCAAATTGCTCGGCCCTGAAGAGGATAACCAAGGCGAAGCTGAGGCGCTAGACCCGGAAACGGGTGAGGCAGAAGAAGATTACGAAGGCGAAGTTGAAGCCGATGATGGTGAAGACGAAGCTGAGTATGACGACGAAGCCGAACTGGACGAAGAAGATGGTGAGGAAGAAGCCTCGCAGGAACTTCCCGATGATGTCACTGTCAAGGTCAAAGTTGATGGTGAAGAAGTGGAAGTCACCCTAGCAGAGCTTCGGAATGGCTATAGTCGGACTTCAGATTATACGCGGAAGGCACAGGCTCTCGCTGAAGAACGTAAGGCGTTCCAAGGTGAAGCTGAAACCATCCGTCAAGAACGCGCTCAATACGCTGAACTTCTGCCGTTGCTCCAGCAGCAATTGATGCAGCAAGCCAGTGCCGAGCCTGATTGGGATACTCTTTATAACGAAGACCCCATTGAGGCAGCGCGGTTAGAACGACAGTGGCGCAAATCCCGTGAAGAGCAGTCGTATCGGTTCCAAGCCATTCAGGCAGAACAGGAGCGATTGGCACAGGAAGCCGCTACTGACCAGATGAAAGCCATTCAGGCTTTTGTGGAAGCAGAACGAGCAAAGTTGCCTGATGTTATCCCAGAGTGGAAAGATCAGGAAACGATGGTCAAAGAAGCTAAAGAGTTGCGCGATTGGGCTATCTCCCAAGGTTTGACAGAGCAGGAAGTTGAAAGCCTGCGCCAAGCAAACCACGTTGCACTCATCCGCAAAGCCATGTTGTATGACAAGGGCCGGACAAAGGTTCAGCAAGCTAAGAATGCCCCTAAAAAGGCTTCTAAGGTGATCCGTCCCGGTTCAAATGGCACACAGGTCAACGTCCGTTTTTCCGATGTAAAGAGTGCTTCTCAGCGCCTTGTGCGTAGTGGTCGCATCACCGATGCAGCCGCTCTTTTGGATAAACTCATTTAATAAGGACTTTGAATTATGGCTATTGTTACAAATACCTTCACCCGTTACTCGGCTATCGGTATCCGTGAAGACCTGTCGAACGTCATCTATAACATCTCGCCGGAAGAAACTCCGTTCATCTCGAACGTTGGCCGTGAGAACGTTAAGAACACCTACTTCGAATGGCAGACGGACGTTCTGGCTGCTGCCTCGGCTTCTAACGCCGCGCTCGAAGGTGACGACATTTCTTCGTTCACTGCTGTTACGCCGACCGTTCGCGTTGGTAACTACACGCAGATCAGCACGAAGAACGTCGTGATCTCCGGTACGCTCGAAGCAGTCGATAAGGCTGGTCGTCGTAACGAAATGACCTACCAGCTTGCCAAGCTGGGTTCGGAACTGAAGCGTGACATGGAAAGCGCACTGCTTGCCAACCAAGCATCGGTTGCTGGTAACACCACGACCGCTCGTCGTACCGCTGGTCTGCCTGCTTGGTTGACCTCGAACACCTCGTTCGGCACGGGCGGTGCTAACCCGACGGTTGGCTCGACCCCGACTGCTGCTCGTACCGATGGTACGCAGCGTGCGTTCACCGAAGCCCTGCTGAAGGGTGTTATCCAGAGCGTCTGGACTTCGGGTGGCACGCCCAAGATGCTGATGGTTGGTCCGTTCAACAAGACGGCCGCTTCTGCATTCACGGGTATCGCCACGCGCTTCCGCGACGTTCCGGCTGGCCAGCAGGCACAGATCATCGGCGCTGCCGACGTTTATGTGTCCGACTTTGGTACGGTCAA